CCATCCTAATAGCATTTTAAGCGGTGTTTTATATCTTACTGAAAACCCAGAACATACCAAAACACAAAAATTTTTCCTGAATAATCATGAAACGGTTTTATTACCAATCAAAAAATATTCTTTAATTAATTCTAAATCTTATTCCATAGATTCATCTTATTGTGGGTGTTTACTTTTCCCTTCTAGTCTGTCACATAATGTAACCGTGAACAGAACAAATGAAATTAGAATTACATTAGCGTTTAATGTATTTGTAAGAGGAGTGATGGGTGGAGATCATCTGTCTCAACTAACCATATGAAAAAAGAAAAAGAAAAAGGTAGGAAGTGGGACGGTAAATCCCGAGTATCAAACGAAGTTTATAGAAAGAGGTGGAATGAAATTTTTGGTAATACTTCTGCTAACGACGAGCGGCCTGCAGGAGATAACGTATCCGAGAAAACCGAATCTGATGTGCAGTGAGCAGGGAGAAGAGTGGCGTGTAATTAACACCACGTACCACGACTCACGGAACACGGACCAGGGACAACAAGGTAATTACACTAAAGAAGGAAAACTTATGGTAGGATACTACTGTAAATAAACCAACCCTAAGAGGGATCTAAAGGATTGGTTATAAAGGTGAGAAGTACTTGGCCCATACCACATTTCTGCCACAATTACAAGTCATTAGTTTCAAAACATCCATATTTAACAGCCAATCTATAAGTATTTACATTATGTTCACCTTCGTGTTGAAGCATTTTAAGACCATTAATTTGTCCGGCTGTAGCACATTCATACCAAGAGTTGTATAGATGTGGTATTTGAACTACAGGTTTACATTCCCCAGTTAAAAATGAACACACCTGTAATATTAGCAAAAAATTAGTTGACATTTATATAAAATCCTATAAGTTGTTGGTTATGACAGACATCAGTAAATACAGAAATGTGTCTTTAACACATGATACATATAATACATTAAAGAAGTTGTCCAAAGTTTTGTTACCGGGTGGAACTCCACTCTCAATTTCAAAAACTGTGGAAGCTTTAACAAATGAGAAAGCGCAGAAATTAAATGGCAAGATCGTCGTTCAGAAGTCAGGGCACAGCAAATAGTAACGCTCTAGATATATTTGGGAATAGAAAGGAGCCTGAAGATTACCTATGGGTGGCGGTATTAGCCAAAGCAATTGATGACGCTATATATTCAAGTGACTATGGAGAAGCTATGAACTCTATTAATTGGATCGAAGGAGGAGGAAGAGATTATAGGTTTGTATGTCACTTAGCAGGAAGATCTCCGGAATATATTCAAAGAAGAATAAAAGATAAGTTAAAAGAAAGAAGAGAAACAATAGCAGAGTTTTATAAAAGCATAAAACAACGTATTGAAGAAGGAATGAAATACAAAAGTGCTTTGCTAGCCGCTAAAAGTAAAAACATTGGTGGCGTTAAAGGCAGGCTACATAAAGGAGGATATCACAGTGGAAAAAGATGGCGTAGAAAATGGGCTGAAATTACCAATGCCCGTGACAAAACCCTGCAGTAATTGTAAGGGAAATGGGTATATTAAGATAGATACAGTTGATAAGAAAGATGATATAAAACAATGCTGGGTATGTAAATCGGAAGGAGAGATAAAAGAATATGTACAAAAAGACGTTGATAAGTTTATTTACGATTTTTATTTTAATCGCGGGATGTCGAGAAATTGAAATTGACCCGCAAACATCGATTATTAAGTGGACACTCAAAACTAATGAAAAGAAAAAAGCCGAGTGAAACCTATCTGGCTTATCTTGCTGGTTTATTTGATGGTGAAGGTCATGTTAGTGTTAGAAAGCAAAAGAAGCGAAACACATCTAACGGAAGAACCTACAAGTGCTGGGACGTACGAGCTGAAATAAGTATGACACACGAAGAAACAATAAAATATATAAGAAATATACTAGGGTTTGGTTCCTTCAACCACAGACTTCCCATTAAGTCTTGGGTGGGGAAACAACCTCAATGGAGAATGCGATTCGCTAATCACGACACGTGGCTATTAGCTAAATGGTTGCATCCTCATGCAATGACAAAAAAATTAGAATGGGAGAAAGTATTAAAACATTATGCCTAGAGGAGATAGCTGGAGTCACATACCGACTTACGTTAAATATAACATAGAATCTACAGAGACGGGACACATCATTAAAATAATAACAGAAGAGAATGTTCATACTTTCGTTTGTGATTGGCCAACGTATCGTAGAAGCTTTGGGCTAAGTCACCAACCAACTAAAATGGAGAATAATCATGACAACAAAAAAAGATAATACGTCTCAAGGAAAAGAAAAGCAGGTACCTTATTTCTTTTATCACTGGGGACCTTGCCTAGTAAGATTAAAAGTATCAGAAACATTAAGACAAATGTTATTAAAGGAAGCTTACGCTAGTCGTAAGGAACATTTAAGTTATAGAAAAAAACTAGCCGGCGTCATCAAGGAAGAGTTTGCCTTTAGAAACATGAAACTCTTTCTACCCTACTTCCAAGACATCTTGAATTTATACTACGCGGCTTATCAGAACTATAAACAATCTGATGGGTGGGGAAGCGTAAAGAAACCTAAGTTCTTACTTAGATCCTTATGGTGCAACTTTCAAAAGAAACATGAATCCAATCCCCCACACGATCATTCTGATTCCTTATCGTTCGTCATTTACTTACAAATCCCAGAAGAATTAAAAAAAGAAAACGCAGCTTATGAAGGAAGATCTGCGGGTCCAGGCGGAATACAGTTCATGTATAGTTCTGGAGCCGATCGTAGATGCATCACGTATCAATCTCACTTCCCAACGGAAGGAGACATGTTCATCTTTCCAGCTTCCCTGACTCACTACGTTACGCCCTTTACGTCCGAAGGAACGAGAATATCCGTAGCGGGAAACATAGCCGATCACGTTCCCATCAGCGCACTTCCAGAAAATACTTCATTTGAAGATAATAGAGAGGGTGGGGTTTCCCCTACTTTGACTAAAGATGGATCCACGAGATAAAATATTTGCCTTCATCTTCAGTAGTTTCATAGTACTAATGACCTTAAGCATTCTCATGATTCTAACGGGGTGCACCTTTTATCATTAATGAATTTAAAAAACGACCTAAGACACTACGTTAAAATTTATCCTTCCACCTTTGATGAACGACTGTGGAAAGATTTGAATGAATGTTTATTGTGGGATCTTAAGGTACGTCACCGTTTTTATAGTGGTTGGAGGGAAGAAGGTTTCACCGTGGGCGATGATCCGTGGTTATTGGAACTGGATCGAAACAACCCGAAGAGTTTAGACCTAGGTCAAAGAATAAAGGATTGTTGGTACAAAATCATTTCTGAATACATGTTTGAGTTCCTCCACGCGGAAAAGATGTTATGGTTTAACGAATGGACGGGATATACTTTCCCTAAATTCATTCACTACGAGGAAGGCCAATCCATGCCCCCTCATTGTGATCACATTCACGACATCTTTGATGGAAAATGTAAGGGAGTTCCCATATTAACTTTGATTACGATGGCTAATGATGATTATGAAGGAGGCGAATTAGTTTTGTTTGGAGACGTTCCTTATGAATTGAAGAAGGGAGAGACGATCGTATTTCCCTCTAACTTCCTTTTCCCTCACGAGATTAAGAAGATAACTAAAGGAAAGAGACTTTCTTTAATCTCTTGGGTTCACTGATGGTCAAGGAGAATAATAAATACATCTACGTTCGGGGTTCGCGGCACACGGACCACGGATCACGGGTATATGATATAGCCGGGGAGCAATTACCAAGCGTCACGACCATCCTATCACGGACCAAGGACCAGAGAAAGCTCAACGAATGGAAGGCCAAAGTTGGAGAACAACGAGCGGAAGAAATTAAAAATTTATCCAGTCGGAGAGGTACAGCTATGCACAAGTTTATTGAAGCTTATTTACTACAGAAAGGTTATGAGGATCTTACCGATCTAGGAATTCAAGCAAAATCTATGGCTGAAAAGATTATAGAAATAGGACTGGCTCCTGTTGAAGAATGGTATGGCACAGAAGTTACGTTATTCTATCCTGGTTTATATGCTGGTGCTACAGATTTAGTTTGTAATCATAATGGTTTGGAAACCATTGTGGATTTTAAACAAGCAAACAAACCTAAGAGAGCTGAGTGGATTGAGGATTATTTTATGCAAGTAGCCGCTTATGCCATGGCACATGATCATGTTTATGGTAGTCGTATTAGACAAGCTGTTGTAATGATATGTACTCCGGACCTATATTATCACGAATTTAAAATTCAAGATCAAGAACTTAGAGAATGGAAACATAGATTTTTAGTTAGGTTAAATATGTATTATAATTTGAAAGTAAATTAATGTTTATATTTAAAAAAGAAAAAGTATTAAATGAAGACAAATGTCGTAGAGCTATAAGATGGTATGACAATACTTATACGGATCCAATGGTAGCACAGCCTGGAACAGCTGGAGAAAAAAAATTAGAAAACATCGAGATCGGACTACCAATAGATTCAGATACAGATAAAGAAGTAGAAAATCATTATTGGGGAATAGGTAAAAAAGTAAAAAACGCAATGGTGGAATACATTAAAAAACACCCAGAAATCAACGGTTTAGCTCAATGGAAACTTACACCAACAGCACAGTTCGCTATGTGGGAGCCCGGCAAATACTATCACTATCTTCATTGTGAGAATGAAGGTAAATACCATAATAGATTTTTATCGTGGATGATCTTTTTAAACGATATTAAAGAAGGTGGGCGAACATATTTCCCTCAACACAATACATATCTAGAACCTAAAGCTGGGGATTTTTATATCTGGCCAGCAGGTTGGACTCATCTACATCGTGGAGAGCGAGCCCCATCTGAAAGAAAATACACAGTAACAGGATGGTATGAATACGTATAAATTTATAGAAACATTTTCTACTCCCATACAATTTGGAAATTTACAGGATAGTGATTACGTGGCTAAACTCCACCGTTACACTCTTAAAGTAAGGGACAATGATCCGGAAGGACGAAAAAAATCTAACATTCTAGGATATCAATCTTCTTTTTTAAATGATGAAACAGCTAAGCAATTAATGAGAAAATTACATGCGGCGGCTGAGCATTTTTTATTACAATTAAAATTTACTACTCCTTTTGAAATTAAATATGATAGTCCGTGGGTCAATATCAATGGTTCGGGTCATTCGAATAAAGCACACCGACACGGGGACTCTCATTTTTCAGCATGCGTCTGGGTGCAGGCAAATGAAAAAAGCGGGGCGATAACGTTTATAAATCCAAATCCAGGTCATGACATGCGTAGAGTTTGGCTAAGTCAATTTGATAAATATATTCCAGCCAATTCAGGGGCATATAACTATGTTCCTAGATCTGGAGACTTTGCTATCTTCCCGGGAGACCTATACCACGAGGTTGGACCCAATATGAGTTCTCAGGATAGGATCAGTATTGCCTTTAATTTCGATGTAAAACAGCCAAATATGCCACTTGATGTCCTAAATGTGTCTTAAATGTGGCAGAAACATGGCGGACATTCTATACATAGTACTAAAACTCATGAAAAAAAAATTTAAAAACAAATTTTTGAAATTGGATGTAAAATGTCCAAATCAACTAGAAGTGTTGGTATTACTAGCTAAAGTGTGGACATTTTATCAAAATGTAAAATGTCTAAAATGTCCAAAGTCAATAAAATCAATACTTTTAAAGCATTGCTTAGACATTTTATGGACATTTTATACAATAGTTAAAAAAGTCAATAAAGACGTCAAGTTAATCGCTCGTACGCGCGTAAATGGTTTTTTGAAAACCTATTTTGTGAGTTTTGCTACTATATGAAAAAGGAGTTGGCCAAATTCATACTAAGTAAAAAAGGATATGCTCTCATAGTAGCTCTATGTCTTTGCCTACTTCTACTCAGTCTGTTATTATTTAGTTTGTCTTCCAAACTAAATTTATTTAGTACTGGGATATTCGTATGAAAATACCTTTTGTATATAGAATTGTTATATTAATCTTAGTTGGTGGATGTGCACCTGTACTTATTACTACCGCACTTAACCACGTCTTTGGTTATCCTCCTAAACAAGCAATGGAATTAACTCTTGTTTTATGTCTTCCGATTGCTGTTTGGATGGCATCTAAAATTAATGAGAGATGGCACGATGATAGGGAAGACTAGGAAGAAATCTAAGTATAAACATGCTACTATTAATAAGAAGCGTTATTATTTCTATATGATTCGGTGGGAGGATATTACGGGAGACGCAGGGCACGCTAGTGCAGAAGAATTTGACAAGTTTGAAATAAGTGAGATGATCACTCAAGCATATGTATATAAGAAAACTAAAAAATATCTATACACGTTTAGTTCTTATGATATTAAGGACGAAGTATTTAGTGATAGAAATATATTCCCCATGGGGTGTATTCTTAAGATGGAGAAAATTCCGGCGTGACCAACAAATTAAAAATGATAGAAGAAGTCGAAAAAGCAAAAAGCGAATCTGATGACTTAATGTTAAATAAAATAGCTTATTATGAAAATCGCATTAATGAGCTTGAAAATAAAATTGCTGATCTACAAGAGTGTTTAAAAGTGAGAGATTATTCTCCACCTTTTAACTCAGAAGGTTGAGTTTTTTTCTTTTCTATTTTTTGTGGTTGAGGAGTTACATTTATAATCTGTGAGTAGTCGTCTAAAATTTGTTTCATTTTGTTTTCTAACTCTTCTTCTGTTAGGTCCTCTAGTTTCCCTGTTTTTATTATTTTTCTGTCTATATATAACCCTGCTGCTTTTCCTCGGTTTGTTTCAGCATTTACTGCGGCTGAAAAAGAATTTTTCTTTAAAGCCAACTCCTTTATCCGAGCAAGTTCAGCCACGTGAGTTGCGTGAGTGACTTCATGTTTTTTAAGTCTTTCCTCTCTTAACTCTCCTAGATATTTTGCAACAAGCGGATTAAGCTTTGGGTTGGTTAGTTCGGACCCTTCCTGTCTGCAACGCTTCTCGCTATAACCCGCTAATTTCGCCGCCTCGGTTTTGGTTAAAGGTCCATCGGGTCCGCCAAATACCAATAGCTCTGCGAATCTCTTTTGCATTTCTGTCAATCTTTTTGATAATCCCATAGTTGACATTTTAGAGTAACACTCCTATAATGTCAAATATGAAAGCAAAAGTTTTTAATAACTGGCTTCCCGAGGGATTAAATCAATATTTAACCAATGTATTTTTATATAATACCCCTCATTATTGGGGTCATACTTCAAATGAAGGGGAGAGTTCTTTTACTTTTTATACAGGATTTTTAAATCCCCAAGATCTTTTATATAATTATTTATTTCTGAAGTTTTGTGAGACAGCTCGCAAACGCTTAGAGCTTTTAAGAATGTATATTAATATTCAACATCCCGGAATGAATGGAGGTCCTCACGTAGATGATGGGGAATTAAGTGGAGTTTATATGGTTACACCTACACAAGAGGTGGGTTCTGGTACATTGCATGTAGACACAGGAGATGGTAATTATGAAGATATTAGATTTGAACGTAATAAACTAGTTATATTTGGTGCTCAACAAAAGCATTGGGCGGATGCTCCTAGTAAAGACCCCAGGATAACATTAACATTTAAAACAAGAGAAGTAAAAAATGGTAACAACTAAAAAAGACGCAGAAGAATTTGCTTCTCAAATTGCTGAGATGCAAGACTCTGGTAAATCTCACGCAAAGGACCCAGGTAGAAGAGGTCCTAATGACTTGGAAGAGATAAATAAAAAATTAAAGATAAGAATAGCTCAGTTAGAAGGTATTTCAAAAGTTCATCGAGCTCTTAATGGTGAGTTAAGACAAGAAGTATATGATCTTAAGATGAAAGTTAATGACCAGATTGCTCTAGAAAACAAGATTGAGGGACAAAAGAAAATTATACGTGAACTAAGTATGGATAATCAGAGACTTGCTAAAGAAGTGGATGACAAAGTTTCTCATCTAAGAAAGTTGGGGCTAATTTGAGAGTTCAAGATTTACAACAATTCCTCAGTTCTTTTACTGAGGGATCGGATGCAGTTAAGAATGCTATTATACTGGTTGAGGTACGAGGCAAGCTTTTTGATGTGAGACGTATGGAAGTACACGAAAATGCTACTCCAATAATAGCTCACAAGGGTCATACAGCCCATAGATTAGTTTTAAAAACTTCTAAACCGTCCAGTATTATTTTACCTGATAAGTTACAACGTGATTATTAAAGATTTTATTGGAGTCTACGAGGACTGTGTTCCTAAAGAGTTTTGTGAAAAGATAATTAAGACATATGAGGATATGTCTTCCACTGGTTTCGGCAAGGTCGAGAAACAATTAACTAATGGACAGCTCCTGAAAGATGGTGAAGCACTTCACCTAGTTGATTCTAATATTCTTAAATTAACTAGCGAGTATTCACATATTTTTATTAAAGAATTTTGGTCTAAAGTTTATCCCAAATATAATGCAAAATATCCTATACTATCTTATGCTGATCCGCACACAATTCAACATTTAAAAGTTCAGAAGACTGCCGTGGGTGGAGGATTTCATCAATGGCATTTCGAATCATCAGGTAGGCCTGACCTTAATAGATTATTAAATGTATTTTTATTTTTAAATACAGTTAAAGAGGGAGGGGAATCAGAGTTTTTATATTATGGAAGAAGAGAGAAAGCTCAACAAGGTAAACTATTAGTTTATCCTTCCTCGTTTACACATACACATAGAGGTAATCCTCCTATTTCAAACGCTAAATATGTTTTGAATGGTTGGGTGGAGTTTTAATGCATATAGATTTATGGTTTCCATCAGTAATTGGCAAATCTGACTGTCCTTTTTTTGATGAGGTAAAAGATTCATATAGAAAAAGAATATCTAGTGATGAGGTGAAAGTTGTATCTACAGGTCGCTTTATAACACCCACGTTTGAATACAATTCAGCGGGCTTTTGTGCTCAAAGAGTCCACGAGAAAGGGGAATTTAAAAGATTAAATGATTGGATTATTACTCAGGTTCAGGAATATGCAGATACGCATAAATTTCCGGGAGTTTATTATTGTAAAGACTCGTGGGTAGTTGATTACCCTGTTAATAGTGCTCAATTCTTTCGTAGTCATCCTGGTTCTATTATCTCAGGAATATTTTTTATAGAGGGACAAGAGGATGATGTTCCTGTCTTATTTAAAAACCCAGTAACAGATATGAAAAATGCCTTAGGTCATACTGCATATGAGAATAAAGCTCATTTAGTAAACGAGTTAACTTATAACCAAGTGGCCTATCCTCCTAAGACAGGACAGTTATTATTATGGAGAAGTCATTTAGAAAGTGGTTGCAATATGAAAACTTTGGCCTGTAAGAGGACTGCTTTTGTATATAATTTCGATGTAATGGTAACTCTGAAAAGTGTGTGAAACCTGAGCGTAAATTATACCAAGATTTAAAAAAGATTTCCCCAGATATTATTTGGAATCGGCTAGAAAATTTAAGCCTTATTGGTATGCCAGACGTGTTGGGATACAATAAAAATAATCATTTCTTCACTGTAGAATTTAAAGTTACCAAAGGGAAAAAAATTAGATTTTCACCACACCAAATCGCGTGGCATAAGACTCATCCTCAACATACTTACATCCTAGTTCGGGCCCTTGGCCCGAGGTCCGAGAAACGTTTTTCGGACTACTTGTACCGTGGTTCAAGAATCACGGAGCTTGTTGCTTGTGGCTTATCGCTTGAGGCTTGTTGCTTGGGGCTTGAACCGTGTTCCAGGTTCCTTGGTTCGCTTGATGCTTGACGCTTGGAGCTCGGATCTTTAAATATCTTCGTGTTGGCCGCGTGTAAGTCTTCCGGTTTAATATTATTTGCAGCCATGAATCTCCTCCAGGTAATCATCCAGGCCGATGTTGTCTACGAAGCCCCAATGAACCTTATCAGTACCCCAATAACCGTCCACTGTATTAGTTTGTAGATTCACCCAAACATTAGGACCGCCAAAAGTTACTAGCAGCCTAGCTGCTTTGTACTTATGGTCGTTGTGCGTGATCCATTCTATATCTAAAACGCTTTCCATCAACTTGTCGATGGAGATCTTTCCTTCTGTTATTTCTTCAGCGTGTGCTTTGCACATTCTGTGAAGTTGCTCCTCGCATGTCTCACTTTTCTTTTTTAGTGCTGTCATTTTTCTCCTTTTTAATTTATCCTACAATATCCCTTGACTCCTGTCAAGCCGCTTGATGCTTGGCGCTTGTGGCTAGGAGTATTATAACATGGTCAAATAATACGAGCTGAATTAAATTCGCTCAATCTTTGGTACAGTTTTTCATGTACCGCAATTACTTGACCCGAGATCCCTGCTCAAAGCATGCAGGATTTTAATTGGATCCACGCAGGGATCTCGGCTCAAGTTAATTTAACTTGTTTTCTTTCTTAATCTTCAGACCTTGTTGTACAACGAACCACAACGCTCTGAAGTCCTTCATCGGCATATCTTTAATCTCTTGTGCTAATGAAGGTCGTGATCTTTTAACTTTTTTTATTAGTTTCTTTTTTATGTCTTTCATATTCTTATCCTATAGTATCCCTGGTCCGTTGTCAAGGGTGCTTGTTGCCTGTTGCTTGGTGCTTGACCCCTGATCCCTGATCCCTGCTCAAGTTTATTCTATCGTCTCAATATGTGCTTGAGCTAAACTTAACCCAAACAATATGAAGCCAGTAAACGAGAGCAATGCTCCGAGCTTCCCGTGTGTTGGGTCAACTATCATTACGATAATACCCATCACAGCTATGCTCAGGCACAATACCCACTTAATTACATACGCCATTATTCTCCTTCCATAATATCTCTTAACTCGTCTAACATATCTCCGCTATCATCAAAGTCGGAAACATCTAAATCAACCGACTTCGCGACTTCCTCGTCTGTCATATCGTAAGCTGATTTTACTTTTTCTTTGTCTGTCATTTTATTTCCTTTCTTCCCAATTAGAATGGGATTTTTTCGTCATCTTCTAATTGATCTTCTAGCTTTTCTATTTCTTGAATAATTTTATTATTCAACTCCATTAGAGCTAATCTTTTTGCCTTTATTATAAGTTTATCTATTTCTTTATTGTTCATCTTCATCCTCCGTATTTATACAATCAATGCACAATGTTTCACTAGACCATTCATCTGGCTTCGGTGTACATCCGCAATGACTACAAGTTATTTCTTTCATATTGACATCATAGATTATCTGGGATAGAATGTCAAGTATGAAATATAAATAAAGATATAAATAAATAGTTTATAGCGGCACGCACCCTGAACCAGGGTCCAGGGATACTGTACCTTGTGTCAAGTAAAATGTGGGACACACCGTCCAAAATGGGTCGCGGCCTACGGCCGTTCGGTTCACTCGCCCCCCTTCGGGGGGCGCTTACCCCGGACCACGGTACGAAGTAGGACCCAGATTGGATCTGACGCTTGAAGCCTTCGGGCCCACCCACCACCCTTTTTTTAAAAGGGGGTCCCACTGCTTTTAGTAAACCCCCTTGATTGAGAGTGTTTTAGCTGTTAAAAACGTTTTGATGAATAGGGAAGTTGAAAGAAAATATAAAATTTTTAAAAATTCTGAAGAAATAAAAGAAATAATAAAAATTAGTAATAATAAATGGGAAACAAAACATAAAAATAATTTACAATTTTTGTGGCATTCCCCTTTTATTGATCATGACTTGGAAGCCTTCTTATCCATGTATGATAAGGATAAACCCCAAAACACTAAATTGTTGGATTTAGGTACGTGTAATGGGAGCCAAGCTATACACGTCGCTAAAAAGGGATTTAATGTGGTTGGATCAGAAGTTTCTCCTACGGCTTTAAAAAAGATAAAATATGATACCACCCTTCCAGTGAAATTTGTATTAGATGACATTTTAGATACTAGATTTAAAGAAGATGAATTTGACATAATTTTTGATAGAGGTTGCTTTCATAGTATAGTCCTGTGGGGATTAGATAAATATATAAAAAATATTTTAAAAATTTTAAAAAAAGACGGAACTTTGTTATTAAAAGTATTAAGTGATAGACAAAAACGTTTTATGTCTGAAGACACCATAATGGGAAAAAAAATATCAATACCATATAGGTTTAGTCAGGATATGATAGTTGAAATATTTAGAGAAGATTTTGACATAACTCTTGCATGTCTTTCTTATTTTCATTCTTCCTTGTGTGATTCAGAAGAACATAAGGCTGAATACCCTATGTGTTATTTTTTTATACTGCAACCAAAATGATAGATTTAAATAATGTAGATATTAATAAACTTCCGTCAGATGTACGTAAATCTTTTAAACGTCTTCAACTTTTACATGCGGAAAAACAAATACAAAACAAAGCTAAGAATGATTTTCTTTCTTTTGTTAAATGTGTATGGCCTGAATTTGTGGAAGGGTCTCATCATAGACACATTGCAGAAAAATTTAATAAATTAGCAACGGGTGAGCTAAAACGTTTAATCGTGAATATGCCACCTAGGCATACAAAATCAGAATTTGCGTCTTATTTACTTCCTGCGTGGATGGTGGGCCGTAATCCAAAGCTCAAGATCATTCAAGCAACTCACACCGGAGAATTAGCAATTAGATTTGGTCGTAAAGCTAAGCACTTAATTGATTCAGAAGAATATTCTAAAATTTTTGAAACAACCTTACAAGAAGACTCAAAAGCTGCGGGACGATGGGAAACGGCTCAAGGCGGTGAATACTTTGCTTCTGGTGTTGGCGGAGCAATCACGGGCCGTGGTGCGGATTTATTGATCATTGATGACCCACACTCGGAACAAGATGCATTGTCAGAACAATCTTTAGAAAACGCATATGAATGGTATACATCAGGTCCTCGTCAACGTTTGCAGCCAGGAGCTTCAATCGTGCTCGTCATGACGAGATGGTCGACCAAGGATTTAACGGCTCAATTATTAAAACAACAAAAAGAAGTTAAAGGTGATCAGTGGACCGTGGTCGAATTTCCGGCGCTCATGGACCACGGACCAGTGTGGCCCGAATATTGGTCTAAGGAAGAACTCGAAAAGGTCAAAGCGACCTTACCCGTTAAAAAGTGGAACGCGCAATGGATGCAACAACCTACTTCTGATGAAGGAGCCATCATTAAACGTGAATGGTGGAGAAAATATGAAAAGGACACCATTCCGGCTTTACAACACGTCATTCAATCTTACGATACGGCTTATCTTAAAAAGGAAACCGCGGACTTTAGCGCCATTACCACGTGGGGCGTTTTTTATCCCACTGAGGATTCACCAGCTAATCTTTTACTATTAGACGCTGTTAAGGGAAGGTATGAGTTTCCAGAATTAAGAAGAAGGGCCTTACAGCAATATAAGTACTGGCAACCTGAAACGGTAATAATAGAAGCAAAGGCCTCAGGATTACCTCTGATGTATGAGTTGAGGCAAATGGATATACCAGTTGTTTCCTTTACACCAAGCAAAGGACATGATAAACATGCAAGGATAAACGCAGTGGCTCCGTTGTTTGAGTCTGGAATGATATGGGCGCCAGATCAAAAATTCGCGGAGGAGGTCATTGAAGAATGTGCATCCTTCCCTCACGGAGATCATGACGACTTGGTTGATACAATGACCCAAGCAGTAATGCGCTTCAGGCAGGGCGGATTAGTTAAACATCCTGAAGATTATGTAGATGAAAAACAAGACCCTAGACGTAAGGTTTATTATTAATGAGTTTATTTAAACTTATAAGAGCATTTCAAAAAGCAAAAGGCAGATCGCCAACTCCTGGTGAATTGTCACAATTAAAAAAACAAGCTGCCGCGATGCAGCCTACTAATGTACTTCCTTTTGGAAGGAAAAAAAGAGGCATAGAAGATTTATTAAAGTCTGGAGAGGTTACATGGGGCACCGCTCCAAAAACGAAAAGATTTAAAGATCCCGTAGATCCTAGATTTCAAGCAGCCGTGGATAGACAAGAATCATTTGCCGCGTTTAAAAAACGAATGGATGATAAGAATAAACAGAATGCTTACAAGAGTGCTTTAAGAAAAGCTAAAGAAATTGATAAGAAAAAATTATCCATGGAGGAAGTGGAGACAAGATATAGAAATCTTGCTAAGTACCCAGAAGGGAGAACTTATCTTTATGATGAGATTTATGACATTGAAAGAGGTTGGACTCACGGTAATCTTGGACAACGAAGCAAAGCAGATTTAGTTTCAAAAATAAAAGGATACATTAGTGAAAGTCCTCCTCCAAGAAGACCATCTAAAAAAACAACTCAAGATCCTTTTAAGGAACCTAATCAAGAAGTTGAAGGACAATTAGAAATGGATTTTACAGATTGGGATGATAAAGGCATGGCTGGCGGAGGATTAGCCTATATGCTTGGTGAAGGTGGAAGAATTGGATATATACACGGGGGTATAACACACCCGGATGGAAGAAGAGGATTTTTTACAGGAGCCGAAGCTGATGCTAGAGCGGGTACAGCCTCTATGTCACCCGGCACTCATCATGGTGGGGGAGAAAGACACGGTTCAGACGCTGATGATGATCAAAAAGCTTTATCCTATGTAAATTGGAATCAACGACCAACATCTGAGCCTAAACACGGCGGCAGTGAAGGAAGTTGGATGGATTATATTCCAGGTATTGGAATGGCTAGAAGAGCGGCAAAGTTTTTAGGACCTATGGGTGACGAAAGAAATTTGGCGTTAAGACATGATTGGTTACAAAAACAAGGATATCTTGGAGAAGGTGAAGAGGACGACGGTAAATGGACAAGTGAATATTTAAAATCTCCAGAAGGTTTAGCTGAGTTAAAAGGAATGGGATACAAAACTGTTGATGATTTTCAACCTGGTGGAAAATATTATCATGAAGGAAGCGACTCCTATCCACGATATGCACAACAGAGATCTTCTTTAGGATTAGATAGTATACAATCAACGAATAAAGATGATTTTGATTTATATGCAGTAGCGGAAGGAAGAGAGCCTTCAAGATTTTATTCAGGAGGTGGCTCTGTTGGAATGCCACCAATGACTTATGGTTTAGATTTCTTAGCACGATATCAGTACCCTCCTTCAGAAGGAAATACTTTGGGTCAATTTAAAGATGATGTCTTTAAAAGATTAGTTCCTGATATAGGAATTAATTATAGAAGCCCGAAAGGATGGTCTTTCGGAGCAGGCCCTACTATTGGAAAGGGAGATAAAACAATGCACTTTCAATTTAGAAAAAAATTTAACGAGGGAGGCTTTAGTAAAGGCAGAAGAAACTTTTTAAAACTTATGGGAGGTTTAGCAGCACTTCCTATTGTTGGTAAATATTTTAAATTAGCAAAACCCGCAGCAACAGCTGTGAAAGCTGTTGAAACTTCTAACGCAGCTGGAATGCCAGCATGGTTTCCCAAACTTGTAGATAAAGTAATGAAGGAAGGAAAAGATGTTAGCAAACAATATGCTACTACTGAAAGAGTAATTGTTAAAGAAGCACAACTTCCTGGAAGTAAAACTAAAATTTTAGTAGAACAGGATCTAACAACTGGGAACACAGCCGTTGATATTGGATTAGGTAAACATGGATGGGCTGATGGAAGACATGGTCAACCTGTAAGACTTCATTTACAAAAAGGGGAATGGATTGAGCCTAAAAAAGGACAAAAGAAAGGTGTTAAAACAAAAGATGAGTTTGACGTGGAAGAAGCAGAATTTACTGGAGATGCAGAGAGTGTAAAATTTGAAGATGTATCCATTGAGAAATATGGAGATCACGCATCTGACTTTAGTGAAGTTGAAAGATATGCAACGGGTAAAAACCTAGATAAGAAAATTATTGGTAAAAAAAGAGCTAGAGATGACTGGGCCGAAGGTCATGCTGAAGCTATGGCGGAGCAGGTTGATGAATTTGCATCCGGCGGCGTTGCTCATTTATTAGGGGAATAATGGACAACGATAAAAAATTAGAAGACATTATAAATTTTTGGCAAAAGCCGGGGTTCGTGTACCCTGAATCAAAACCCGAAATACCTGTAGCAGATCAGTATCAAGATTATAAACAAGTTCAGGACATCTTCGAACCTCGAACCCAGATGTATATTGAAAAAGAAATGGGGTTTGATGAGGGCGGACTAGCAACACCTAAACGTGGCTTGGTTGATGAACCGGGAAGTTATGCTGGACGTTTTAAAGAAGACTGGGGACCTAAGAAAAGAATTAAACAAGGAATTCCTGGTTATCGTGTTAGTCTTCGAAGAAAAACAGCTGATGGTATGAAAGTAATTGATC